CTCTGGCACCAGACTGAGCATCTGTAAATACTGCTTCTGTCAAATTGCCACTGCTACGAGTAATACTGTAAGTGGCAGGCTCTGCCAGCAATTCCAACAGTTCTGGACCTGTCAGCGTGACTTTGGCTCGTCCAAGTGGTGCATTTAGTGTGACCATGGGTTTTTGTATCAGCAGAGTACTGCCTGCGGTATCTATCACACGAAACAGAAATGTGCTTCCTGTAATGTCGACAGGTTTTTGTTGTTGATTTATAAATTCAAACAACAGCACATTGTCGACGCCTTTGTTAATGGTTAATGTTTTTGCGTACACAGGGTCATACCTATAAGTGAAAGTTTCGCCGTCGGCGGTGTCTATCAATAATACTCTGGTAATTTGTTGATATAAATACGCCGTGGTTGAATACATAAGGATCTCCAACAATATTTATGGGCAATGACTTGTTTGCAAAATTAGCTGAAAAATACCCGTTTATAACGCTTTGCGTCTATGCTTCTGCCGAATATGTTGGCATTGTGCAAAATCAAGATGATGCAATAACTACAATTTATGATTTTGGCAGCATACAAGATGTTGAACAAAAACGATTATTTTTAGAACTTGCCAATATTTGGTGGTGGGAAAGCAATCGTAGTATACCTATCAATATATTTTTAAAATCTGACTGGGATCCGTTTAAAAATTATTTAAAAACATTTAGCAACAAAGATCTTGTGATATTACACGGACCTGTTTGTAGTCTAATAGAAATGAGCAGGAAAAAAACCAAACGTAAATCAATTACACTAGTGAGACGGTTAGAATGATTAAAAACTTAGTTATAAATGGGTGTTCTTTTACAGCTGATCAAAATAATACTTGGGCATCGGTTTTGAAAAACTATTTTTTGGATATAGAATATCATAACATAGCTGCTGGAGCTGCAGGCAATGATTATATTTGCAATAGCACTATTAATTATTTAGAACAACAGCAATTAGGTCCCAGCAATACACTAGTTTTGATCATGTGGTCAGGAACCGGTAGAAAAGATTTAAATGTCTCTGGAGACTGGTGGTATCATTTACATGATAACTATCCGTGGGGTGGCAGACACGGCGAACAATATTATTTGTTTAGCGGTGGGTTAAATAACAGTTGGACAACAAATAAAACTACAAAAAAAATATTTGAATGGTTGTATAAATTATCAGATCCAACAATTCTTTGTCAAAATAGTATGATGAATTTTTTAAATTTAGAAAACTATCTTAAAGTAAATGGATATCAGTATAGATTTACCAGCTATGTAAATTACTGGGATCCTGTAACAGAATTTAATTTTAACGCAGGCGATTATTCCATTGGGTATTTTTGCAAAGACTATACTCTTTATCAAAAATATAATTTTTCAAATTGGTTTTTTGTGAACGACCGCAAAGACTGTCTGGCAGAATTTGCATTGCGACTCAATGAGTTAAACCACACCGGCCATCCAACACTTGCTGGGCACACTATGTTTGCCAAACAAATAGTTATTCCGCAGTTAACGCCTATCTTTATAAATTAATTAAATTCATATGCAATGCTACCAGTGCCGCATAGCTGAGTGCATGGGATTTTTTAAAAGTATACCCTCGGCTGTCGTCGCCGTCCCATACACTGGCAAATACATCTTTCCATGATAGATTTTGTAAATGTGCTTTGCCTGGGCGTATCACGCTAATAAATGCTGCCATTCTGGGTATGTTGTCGGGGCGCATAGATCGTAATAATTCAGTGTAGTTTCCTACATGTACCAATTGAGATGACCAAGTTGGATTTTGCCATAATTTATCCCATGGTGGTGTAGCAGTCAACATCTCTGTGTAGTGTTCTGGGCTCGTGATCAGTTGATATACTCCCATGTTTAAAAAGTCAATTTTAAAATATCCACGTTGTTCTGCAGTTTCATAATCTATGGCAGCGCAAACATTAACAGGATCATATGGTATGTCTGTTACATAAACTCCAGAATTATGGCGACGAACTTGGTCATTGACTATTTGTCGTGCAGGAGTATGCTTAATAATTTTTAAAATTTGCTCTCTGTCGGCAAAATCTATATCAATATCTGCGCTCATACTAATTTTTTTATACAATCTTCTAAATTTTTAAATTCTAAATTACATTGATGATTTAAGTTTAAAAAATTTAACTGGTTTTGTCTACTTATTTCTTTGAGTTTAGATTTATTACCGTTCCAATCAAAGTCCTTTAATTTCACAACCAAATCAATTATTTTATCAATCCTAGTTTTATAATCAATTTCTTGATCGTAATCTTCATTCCATAATTCCCCGTAGGTGCAAAATCCTAATTTTTTTAGGTGTTTTAAAAAGAATGGTGTTGACACAATCACAAACGGCATGCCTATAATAAGAGGTTTGATTGTTTTTTCAGTTAAAAAAAACGAATGATCATAATTGATATCTGTTTCAACAACTAAATTAAAATAAGATTGATTATAAATTTTTATAGGCAAAGACTGACTAACATTATGATAATATTTTTCAAGTATGGGTATATATGGATCAAAATTACCTTTGGTAAATTGTATTACATCTAATTCATCAACATTGCATCCAAAATTTTCTCCACTATATCTTAAGATAAAATTTTTATAATTAATTGTGCTAATTAATTTATCTACTAGATATGTGCGTTCAGATTTTACATTTCCTATTAAACTTGCAAAAACATGTGGTTTAGGATAATCAAATTTATATTCTTTGTCAAGATAAAAACAAAATCTATTTGGACTCATGTAAGTGTCTGACATTTCAAATAAAAAAAATAAATGATTGACCAATGAATAATTTTGATCTATACCAGCGTGGTCAACGTCCCACCATCCGTTGCTGAAAATGATATAGTGTTTGTTTTTATTGTAACTATTGAAAAAATTCCTAGAATGTATGCCTTCTGTAAGGCAATCTATAGCAATTAATTTATCTTCACAAAGATTAATATTATCTACGTCAGTATAATGAAAACATTTTATTCCGTTGATATCATTGACCAACACTGGACAGATTTGTTTGTGATAAAAATTATTATTGTCTCGCCAGATACAATAATTTTCTATAAATTGTTTTACTAGCCCTTGTGCATTTATTGCCAATGTCATTACCAGCCTGCCTTTGTTAGTATATCTTTAACGTATTCTTGGTCAGCAGGATAATCTTTAAACTTATGCATCCAAAAATCTGTGTCAATGTACGACCATATTATTGCAAGTTGTTCCGATGTTAACTCCGACAAAAACTTTTGACCAGATTTGGAATTATATATGACCCAGGGACTTATTCTTCCTGCAGTAATAGCATAACACATAGAATTCGAATTGCCGTAGCGCAAACAATCACAGGCCGGATTACCTGTTTGCTCTTGCCATGCAATACCAAATTCAATGGCTCGTGCTAGTGCATCATTGATGTTTTCTACCCGCAGATAATCTAAAAGATACTCTGTGTATATGCTGTCCCGGCACCAATGATCAATTTTTTTATTTTGTTTCAATACCCATTCAATAAATCTGGCAGGATTAATTGCCTTTATATCAACACAATAACGACCAAATTTTACAAATGCTCGATAATACGGACTATTAGCAAAGTCATCAAATGTTTTTAATTTTGCTGATCCTTGAGTAAGTTCATAAAATTTTAAATATGCTTGTAATCCTAATTGAACTCCACGTTCTGACTGTTCTTGCCTACGCCGACGCGGTTCGCAACTGTGCACCGCAAGACTAGATTCTTTTATAAAATCTTTTTTACAATACTGGCATGTGTAGGTCATTGATTTATATGCGTATATAATATGTTGGCAATTTGTTTATGTCCGATTACGTTTGGGTGATAATCATCTGCTGACACAGTAGAGTTTGTTTGTTGGCAAAACTGTATCATACTTGGGCCTGGATCAAGTTTGATAAAATGTCTATCAAACTTATTTAATACTGTTGTTAGATACAAGTTGTTAAAATCATTCATTGTCAAAAAATAAAAATCTATATTTCGATTTTCTAATAGAGTAAATAAAAATTCAACATAATTTGTAGTTAGATATTCTATTTGTTCAACCCCAATATTTTTTTCTATATCTTTTATTATTTTATTATTGCGAGTAAGATACGAATACGGTAGTAGGGCATGGTCCCAAGGTATGTTTTTATTGTCGATTTCTGGATGATCGTAAGAACAGGGGGCATCAAATCGCGCTGGATCTGAAATATTTACAATTACTAGTGTGTCAATTGAGCTATAGTTAAATCTATTTAAACATTCTAATATACTGTTTGCTATTAATATATTGCCATGGCTGGCAGCGGCAGTATTGACTAAACTTTTAACATTTAGCTTTTGTGCTAAGAATCCAGCCCATGAGTTACTTTGTCTTGGAATAAATTCTGCATCATGCGCAAAACTGCAACCGCCATCACTGTGTAAAGATGGTGGTGATCCGCCGATCCCGTCGCTGGTAAAACTACAACCACTTACAAGTAAATGTTTATATGCTTTCATTTTATTTTTTCTTGGCCAAGTTCACGTAAATGTTCGTCAATTTCTTTCTGTGAGATTAATTTACTTAACAAATCAACATCCGATCCCTTCATATTAGGAAACAAAGTCAACAGTTGTTTTTTCTTTGTGCCAGAGTTGGTTGCATTTTCATCTTTTTTCTTAGGACTTATCCATTGATGTCGATGTGCACCCATTCCAGGACTCACACTACTGGCACACAACCATTGCAATTGCGGATGCCGATTAATAGTAAAAAAATGTTTGTTTAACCTTTCGTTTGTGCTAATCACATAAAACTCTTGCAGCTCCCTG